GCCACAGGTGGGGGTAGTCCTTAACCGACTGACCACCCCAATGTGTCCTTTAGGACACGTTGAGCCGCAGGTGCTAAGCCCCATCCGCCGAATCCCTCCTCAGGGATTTTGCGTTTGGGGGCCCACCAGATCCAGTTCTCCTCGCAAGCTCGAGTGAGCTGCTGGAGTCTGGACCGGGTGGCCTTAGCACTGCAAGGGCGTGCAGATGGCCATCGTTTCTTGGCCTTCTGCACAATGGAACGGAATTGCTTGCCGACGTTGAAGGGGGAGAGGCCTTGGGCCCCTCTCTTCGACGAAGGCGAAGGGAAAAGTACCATGGATAACTCCCGAGAGATGGCCAAGGCCGCCTGCTCAGGAGCATCCGTCAGTGTGCCGAGCCTTACGGCTTGCCCACTGAATGGTACCTTCCCCGCGCGGCATAGGATGGCTCCTACACGATCGAAGCGGATCACAGTGTGATCCCTTCCCTCGCTGAAGTTGGTGGCGTTTCGGTTTACCGGTAGGTAAATCCGAGACAGCCTGGCCGCTGTTTTGGGATCTCTCCCATAACAGACGACCGTTACCATCTTCGCGACATCGCGTAGTTGCCGACCTAGTCGCAGGCAATTCCCAGGAGGGAGGAGACCGCCGCCGCCGAGACAGCGAGGCAGGTAAGGTTGGATGCCGTGACTACGTAACCACCGGGGTAACCCGGGGTACAAAGTCCGACATACCGCCCGAACCTTTCTCGCCGACTCAGCGGTCGAGGTCGCGGACTCGACTGCCATTCCGAGGCGGACCCATAACGGGACTGTCCCCTTTACAGGGGCGTCCATGGATCCGCTCTCGCCGGTGACAACCCCGGCGAGTGGAATGGCCAGTGATCGCACGGTTCCGGTTGGAAGTTCTGCCTTAGTGGTTCTCCGTACATGTACGGGGGCGTCACCTAGGGCAGGCCAAGACCGGAACTTTGCGAACGAGCGCCGCGACTTCGGGATTGGGAGAGCCAGAGAGGTGGTCTTTGTCTTCAGGGTCCAGATCTGCTCAAGGAACACATATCGCCGCTTGGCGATGAAGTGTTTACCTTCAGAGAACTGGGCTCCCGAAGCCAAGGCCACGTGATGGTAGGAATTCACCCACTTTATTGGTGCTCTGACGACTAAGTCGTCACCGCAGACCGCGGCAGTGGACGCTACTTTTGCAGCGACCGCTGGAGCCACACTAGAGTGGGCGTAATCCAACCAAAACAGG